ACAATGGATATGAAGATGGTAGAAAACCTAATACAAATAAGGCACAAGAGAAATGATACCTGCTATGCGTAATGCGAATGCTTCTCATGTAGACTTTGGCTTCCTGCGTGGAATGATACCGACTAACCCTAGCTTCATGCCGTCTAACATCGATATGATTATTGAACGTAGAGGTGAGTTTATCTTCGGTGAATGGAAGCGTGAAGGTGAGAAGATGACGGTAGGGCAGAGGATTCTTCTCTTAGCCTTATCTAAGATGCACACAGTCCTGCTCATCACAGGTTATGTAGATGACGAGGCTCATGTGTCAAAGGTGCAAGTTGTTACATGTAACGGTAAGCTAAACTTGATTGGTAATAGCAAAGAAGATTTGATTCAGTATTTACAAGATTGGTATGATGCAGTTGAAAGGAACAAAATATGAGAAGAGATGGAGGCAAAGGTGATAAACCTAGACCAGTGGAAGATAGGAAGAAGTTTGAGGAGAATTGGGATACTATTTTTAAGAAGAAAGAGAAGCCTACTCCTACTCCTCCTAAGTAGTTTAGTTGTGTGGGTTGTTATTATACATAGAGACGTGCTGTATAATAGCCAGGTAGGAGACCCAAGATGCTTTGAGACTTTCCAGTATGAGGCATTCTACTCTGTGAATCATGGAATAGAATATTGTTTTTATCGTAAGAGAGAATATCCCTACTCAATTAAGGGTGGGGTCATAGGAGTTAAGACATGAAGATAATTACTAGCGTATTTTTGTTTTGTCTAGTAACACTAGCACAAGCACAAACTAGTACCACTATTGTTATGCCTGATGGTACAATGATGGTATGCACTACTTTTGGAACAATCGTAACCTGCACAAACATTTAATGAAGACTTTAGTTCTCGATATTGAAACGACACTAGACCATAATACAATCTGGTGCTGTGTGACACTACATAGAGAAACTAATGACATCACTGTATGGCGTTCTGCACAAGGCTTAAAGGAATATTTAAACAATGCTACATCTATCATTTTCCATAATGGATTTGCTTTTGATGCTCCTTTGCTTAATCGTTTATGGGGAACACAGATTAGGAAATCCCAATGCCAAGATACTCTTTTGCTTTCTCGTCTTTCTGATTCTTCTAGAGATGGCGGACATAGTTTAGATGCTTGGGGTAAGACACTGGGCTTTGAGAAGATTGACTTCTCAGACTATGATGGTGGCCTGACCGAAGAGATGGTAACGTATTGCATTCGAGACGTGGAGTTGACCTCAAAGGTTTATGACATTTTGTGGCAAGAACTAGACAAGAACAAGATTGGTGATGCAGCTATTCAATTAGAATATGACGTGCAGGTTATTCTTTCGGAGATGGAACGCAATGGATTCAAACTTGACGCACCGTATGCACAGACGTTGCTCTGTGCGATTAAGACCGAGATGGCAGAGATTGAAGAAGCCTTACAGAAAATCTTCCCACCCATTACAACTGAGCGTGTATCTGAGAAGACTGGTAAACGGCTCAAGGATGATGTTGAGGTGTTTAATGTTGGCTCAAGGCAGCAGATATCGAAGCGTCTTATGTCTAAGGGTTGGAAACCTACAAAGACGACTGAAAAGGGACAAATTATCGTTGATGAGACAATCCTTAGTGAGGTATCACTTCCAGAGGCTAAGCCAATCGCTAGGTATTTGACATTACAAAAGAGAGCATCACAGTTAGATTCATGGTTAGAAAAACTAGGAGAGGATGGTAGAGTTCATGGTAAAGTCATTGGTTTTGGTGCTGTTACTGGTAGAGCTACTCACTCTAGCCCTAATATGGCACAAGTCCCTGCAACTAGGGCAACGCTTGGAAGAGAGTTTCGGTCTTGCTGGACGGTTGAAGATGGAAACGTTTTGGTGGGTGTCGACCTTAGTGGTATTGAACTTCGATGCTTTGCTCATTACCTTAATGATGAGGCATACATAAATGAAACAGTGTACGGTGATGTCCACGAAAGAAATAAGCAAGCATTCGGGGTTGAAACGAGAGACCTTGCGAAGACTGTCCTTTATGCGACTCTGTACGGAGCTTCCCCAGCCAAGATTGCAAAGGTTATTGGTGATAATCCGAAGCGAGGAGCCGAGATTATTAATAATTTCTGTAAAGCAGTGCCTGCGTATGAAAGGCTTAAATCCAAAGTTGAACGCCTTGCTGAAAAAGGAACGCTACCTGGCATTGGGGGTTATCAGCTTAAGGTCAGGTCGGCCCATTCGTCGCTTAACACGCTTTTACAAAGTGCAGGGGCTATCATCTCTAAGCAGTGGCTTGTTCAGCTCACAAAAAACCTCAGGGCTAAAAAGATTCCGTACAAGCTTGTTGCATGGGTCCACGACGAAGTTCAACTCGAGACTCCTCATCAATACGGAGATATTGTAGGAGAAGTGGTCGTTCACTCTGCTGCGGAAGCAGGCGAGATATTGCAGTTCCGTTGTCCAGTCGGGGCTGAATATGGTGTTGCAAAAAACTGGGCAGGCAGTCATTAAATGTGGTATAATGGTAGTTCAACTAAAAAGGAGTATTACAATGAGTACAGGTAAATCAGTAACAGTTAATGCAGACCTATTCTGGGCTTGCCTCAATGAACGTAATTCAATGAGCAGTAAGTTTCAAGTAGACCTTTGCAACTTGTCAGAGAAAGATGTAGCATCATTAGAAGAGTTAGGATTAAAGGTTAATAACAAACCTAATAAACCAGAGCAAGGTAATTACATCACTGCTAAGAGCAATTACGAAATCAAAGCAGTTGATACTAGTGGTAACGATGTGCCAGCAGATATGCGTATTGCCAACGGCAGCAAAGCTAAGGTAATCGTAGGTGCTTATCCTTTCCCTAAACCTTATCCAGGTTTCGGTGCAAGTATTAAGAAGTTGGTAGTGACGGACTTACAAGAGTATAGCCCTAAAGATGCGTTGATGGACGACGTACTTTAATGTCACATGTCTTAATTGATGGTGACATCATAGGATATCGCATTGGCTTTTCTACCGAAGAAGAAAATGAAAAGATTGTTATATCTCGTGTTGCTACCTTCATTGAGACAATGCTCTGGGAGGACCTCGAAGCTGAGACCTACCAGGGCTACTTAACTGGCAAGGATAATTTTAGAAATGACATCGCAAGAACTGCTCCTTATAAAGGCAACCGCACAACACCTAAACCTAAGCATCTCCAGCTTATTCGAGATTATCTTATCTCGGCTTGGGACTTCCAAGTCTCCGTCGGGCAAGAAGCGGATGATTCGATTGCGATAGAACACACAGCACGTAACTATGAAAGCATCATCGCTAGTATTGACAAAGACTTCCTGCAGCTACACGGCAATCATTGGAACTTTGTCAAAAAAGAAATGACAGTTGTAACACAAGAAGAAGCACTCCTTAACTTTTATAGACAGGTACTTACTGGTGACAGAGTTGATAACATCATTGGTCTCAAAGGCATCGGCCCTGTTAAGGCTGACAAAATCCTCGCCCACTGTAAAAGTGCAGCAGACATGTATTCTGCTTGTGTCGAAGCTTACGGTGGCTCAACAGAACGAGTCCTCGAAAACTGCCGACTGCTATGGCTTAGAAGAGAAGCCGACCAGCTCTGGCAACCTCCCACCGAAGGGTTATAAATGATTTTATTACTAAACAATCACGGTCATCCAGACGAAAGGTTCAATGAATATGTTCAACGAGCTTCTCAATTTTATGCTGAACAGTTATTCCCTAAACAGCTCCTCAGACATCTTGTGGTATCTGTTAAGTTTAACAAGCATTTGGATGCTTACGGATATGCTAGTATCGAGAAAAGAAATACTAAAGGACAGGCAAGGGAATTCTTAATTGAATTACATCCCTATATTTCAGGTAAAGAGATTTTAAAAGCATTAGCTCACGAGTTTGTGCATGTAAAGCAATATGTATATGGAGAATTAAATGAGGAGCAAACGAACTGGCAAGGTGAACCCATCGACAGTGATGCAGTGGACTATTACGAATTGCCTTGGGAAAGAGAAGCCTTTGGAAGAGAAGCAGGACTATTTACAAATTTCGCTAAAAAGGAATCTCTTTGGAATGTCTTTGAAGGTGTCGTCAATCCTGACACCCCTGTCGAACCTGTTGCGATAGGATGGATACATGAAGACAAGCTCAGCAAAACAAAAAGGCCGACTGTTGCAGCAACTAGTGAGGGACAGCATCTTAAAGCACTTTCCGAACTTGGGGGAAAGGGATGTGAAATCAACCTCAATGGGGGCACAAGGAGAGGACGTTCAACTGTCAGAAGCTGGTTTAAAAAGCTTTGGTTATAACATAGAGTGCAAAAACTTAGCCAAGATAGCAGTTTATAAGTTTTACGAGCAAGCAACAACCCATGGAGACGCAGAGCCTCTAGTGGTCATCAAACAGAACAGAAGTAAACCCTTAGCCATAGTAGATTTAGAACACTTTATTGACCTAGTGAGGAAAGCAAATGAAAGACAGATTTGATTTAGAAAATGACATCATGAATGTTTGGGCTACTAAAGACCACTTAGACAAAGTTATCTGGCGTATGATGGACCATCCAGAACGTATATCTGAAGACCAAGTATGGAATCATCTTGAAGCTGTTAAGCAAAACATTGACTTACACTGCGAAGCCTTAATGGATACATTCTGCCAAGTGTTTCAGCTCAATGAATATGCCAGTGATGAAATGAAAGAAATGAGAGCAATGATGCTTCGTGATTTAGAAGCTAAAGCTGATAAAGAAGACCTACCACCTTTCCCTGTCCCTAAAGCAAAAGCTAAAAAGACAGGTAAAGATAAATGAAAATTCTATTACTTGATATTGAATCCTCGCCTAACGTAGCACATGTCTGGGGTCTTTGGCAACAGAACGTTGGAATCAATCAATTAATGGAATCTTCTTATGTACTTTGCTGGGCTGCTAAGTGGCTTGGTGAAGATGAAATCATTTTTGATTCTGTCCACCAATCTAAACCTAAAAAGATGCTGAAAGGAATCTATGACCTCCTCAATGCTGCAGATGCCGTCATTCATTATAATGGTACTAAGTTTGATATTCCTACTCTTAACAAGGAATTCTTACTACATAATTATGTTCCACCATCGCCTTATAAACAGATTGACCTTTTACGTGTTGCTCGTAGCCAGTTCCGTTTTCCTAGCAACAAACTGGACTACGTTGCTCAGCGATTAGGACTTGGTAAGAAACAAGAGCACGAAGGACATGACCTCTGGGTCAAGTGCATGAACGGAGATAAAGATGCTTGGAAACGTATGGAAACATATAACATTCAAGATGTCGTTTTACTTGAATCTTTATATTGCCGTCTTCTTCCATGGATTAAAAATCATCCTAATAGTAATCTTTTTGCCGATAGTCCTGTGTGTCCAACTTGTGCTGGAACTCAATTACAAAAGCGTGGTAGTGCTGTCTCGTCTACTGGCACTTATCAACGATATCAGTGCAAAGATTGCGGAAGTTGGTCTCAAGGTACTAAATCAATCAAACCTTCTGTCGAAGTAAAAGGGCTATCATGAATGAATGTCTTTATCATAAAAGACTGTATCACACTTTTTGTCAAGACTGCATGTTATTAAAAATGGAAAATAATAAAACTAAATACGGAGCAGGTCCTTCTGACTCTTACTATCCACCAGGTGAGTTTAAATTAACTTCTGACGAGCTTGACATGGTGAACTCTCCTGAGCATTACACCAAAGGAGACATTGAATGTATCGATGCTATTGAAGAAGCCATTAAGCAACTTAGAGGCATGGAAGCAATGTGTACAGGTAATGCAATTAAATACCTATGGCGTTGGAGATATAAGAATGGCACTGAAGATTTACGTAAAGCACAATGGTATATCCAAAGGTTAATAGATGAGCCTGACTTTAACTGATATAATCTACCGCTTAAAACAGCTAGATGAGATGGATGTCACAGATATTCTTGGTTTAACTACCGAGGATATCTGTGAAAGATTCTTAGATGTAATAGAAGATAAAGCAGATTTATTAGAAAAACTACTTAAGGACGACAATGACAATTAAAAAACCGTTACACGATATGGGTCCTCCCATTAAAGATGAGATACCTGGTTTGCGAGACTTCTTTGCTACTTCAGTACTCTCAGGTGCTATCTCTGCAGCAGGTGTTCCTGTAGATGGTATGGATGAATATTGTGAAGTAATTGCAGAATTCTCATACAAGATGGCTGATGCAATGATGGCAGAAAAATACAAGAAAAACACACGACACTAAGGACAAAGATGTACAACACACCGTTTAGCACCGTAGGATATATTACCTATAAAAGAACTTATGCACGTCGCTTAGACGATGCAGATACCACCAGCAAAACAGAAGAGTTTCCTCAAACTGTTGAGCGAGTAATTAAAGCAGCAAACACCCAGTTAGGTTGTAACTTTAACGAAAAAGAGCAAGAACGTTTACGCAAGTATTTAATGGAACTTAAGGGAACTGTAGCAGGTCGTTTCCTTTGGCAGTTAGGGACAGACACTGTAGGTAAGCTAGGTCTTGCCTCATTACAGAACTGTGCCTTTACTGTAATTGATGAACCTGTTCGTCCTTTTACTTGGGCTATGGACCTATTGATGTTAGGCTCTGGCGTAGGTTATAACATACAGAAGAAAAACATTGAAAAACTTCCTGAAGTCAATATTAATTTTACCGCCCCTACTCGTCTGGATACTGCTGATGCAGACTTTATTGTTCCTGATTCGAGGGAAGGCTGGGTCAGTCTCCTTGGCAAAACGCTCAAAGCAGCGTTCTTAAGTGATAAGAATCCTACCTTTACCTATAGCACTGTTCTTGTTCGTGGTCGTGGGGCTGCTATTAAGGGCTTTGGGGGCACTGCATCAGGCCCTGAAGACTTATGTGATGGAATCGCCAAAGTAAGTACCATTCTTGAGAAACGTGCAGGCAAAAAGCTACGTCCTATTGATTGCTTGGACATTATGAATATTATTGGTGCAATCGTCGTAGCAGGTAATGTACGACGCTCTGCACAGATTGCTATTGGAGATGCAGATGATGTTGAATATTTACTTGCAAAACGCTGGGACATGGGCAATATACCTTCTTGGAGGGCTATGTCTAACAACAGTGTTGTCTGCAACGATATTAAAGATTTGCATGAATACTTTTGGGATGGGTACGAAGGTAAAGGTGAGCCATATGGTCTTATTAATCTTCGTCTTTCTCGTAAAGTTGGTAGACTGGGTGATACTAATTATCCTGACCCTGATGTTATGGGATATAATCCTTGTGCTGAGCAATCTCTTGCTCCTTACGAAACCTGCTGTTTAGCTGAAGTCTATTTATCTAACGTAACCTCTAAGGAAGAATTCGTTGACATCTGCAAACTACTATATCGCATTAATAAGCATAGCTTGTCTTTGCCTTGCCATCTGCAAGAAACAGCCGATATCGTTCACAAGAATATGCGTATGGGCATTGGGGTTACTGGTGTATTACAAGCTTCTGATGAACAACGTAGCTGGTTAAAAGATGCTTATGATGAGCTGCGTAAGTTTGATAAAGAGTACTCTGCTAAGCATGGTTTCCCTGAGTCTATTAAATTGACTACAGTCAAGCCTTCAGGCACTCTGTCCCTATTACCAGGTGTGACCTCAGGATGCCACCCTGCTTACAGTCATTACATGATTAGACGTATTCGTATTGCTGCAGACCACAGCTTAGTGCAGGTATGTCGTGAGCATGGATACCCTGTAGAGTTTCAGCGTAACTTTGACGGCACTGATGACCATAGCACAATGGTAGTTTCATTCCCATTTGCTTATCCTGAAGGAACAAAGATTGCTGCTGAGATGACCGCTATTGACCAATTAGAAGTAGTAAAATGGTTGCAAGATAACTGGTCAGACAATAGCGTTAGCTGTACTGTGTATTACCGTAAGGAAGAGTTGCCAGAGATTAAGAAGTACTTGGCTAAGAATTACAAGAACAATCATAAGTCACTTTCGTTCTTGCTTCACAATGAGCATGGTTTCCAACAGGCTCCATTAGAAGA